CTGGTTCTGGTTCTGGTTCTGGTTCTGGTTCTGGTTCTGTAGAAGAAACTTCAAAAACATCCGCGCTGCCTTCGGCATCGCCATCGAACGAAGGCACGAAAACAGAAAAACCCAAGGTCAAGGGCTCGCGGATGGGCGAGTCCGCAGCCTGTCCCGACGAATGGCGCGAGTGGGCCGTGCGGGCCTACAGCCTGACGCCACAACGGGCCGTGCAACTGTTCATCGAATTCCGCGACTACTGGGCCGACATACCAGGCGATCGCGGGCTCAAGGTGCGCTGGTTCGGAACCTTCAAAAATCGGCTGCGCGCGCTCGCCGAGAAAGGAATCGTATGAAGGATTGTCCACACTGCGGCGCGGCAGTCGACGGCCTCGCCTGCCAGTCCTGCGGCTACACCGAGGGACAAAGGCCGCGTGCTGCCGATGCGAAAGTGACTCATGACCACCGCTGCGCATTCGTCGACGAAGGCCGCCGCTGCGATGCCCCCGGAAGCATCTGCCGCAACGGCAGCGACTACCTCTGCTCGCGCCACGACGAGCGCTTGCACGGCGGCAGCGCCAGAACGCCGGAAGGGCTTGCCACGCTCCGAGAGATCATCGCGCGCCAACGCTTCCGGCGGCAACCGTGAAGCGCGGCAACATCGCGAAAACGTACGACACGAGCTCGCTGTCGACGTGCGCCGGCAAAGTCGGCTTCGAGTCCGGCTGCCACGCCCGCACTGCCCTACGCCATCGGCGCGACGGCCACGAGGCGCGGCACATCTACCGCTGTCGGTTCTGCCGGCGCTGGCACGTCGGTACCTTTGCCGCCACCGTGGAAAACGCCAAGCGCGAGCAGCGTAACCAGCGCAAGGCCAAGCGCGTTGCGGACTCGATCGACGCGGCGGAGTGGTGATGGCTTATTTCGAGAGGCATGGAAATGGGGCCTACAACGAATTGGGAAGGCGGCCTGCGTGGGTCCGGGTCACGGCCCGACCAAAACCGCGTGGCGGCCCGATTTAGGCTATTTGTGAGCCTAAAAAGAGCACCCCGAGGACCATTGACACCGGGATTGCCTGTGCCGCAGACTTCGGGCGTGCTCGAAAACGAGCAGCCGACGACAACCCGAGGGAGCTCCGCAACCGTGGCAACACTGCGCGCAATCCAACGCAACGCGCTGCCCGCCGTCGACTTCGGCATGCCGGCGTCGCGCAAGTATCCAATGCCGCCTGGCGACAAAGCCCACGCCGCCAACGCCAAAGCCCGAGCGACGCAGCAAGTCGCTGCCGGCAACCTCTCGCCGAGCTCGAAAGCGAAGATCGACGCGAAGGCCGACCGCATCCTCGGCAAGCAATCGGGCTCGCAGTCGAATAGCCTGCAACCGCACGGCGACATGCTGCATCCAAGCGACCGCGCGTCCTTCAACAAGTCCAGGCGTCGCGGCCGGCCGCCGAAGAAAGGCCGTTGAGGTGTCGCTGTTCTCGCGCATGGCGGCCGCTGTTGCGGCCGTTTTCGCATCGCCGTCGCGTCGTCGCGTGTTGCGGCGTCGCTCACCGTCATCCGGGCTGTTGTGCCCGCAAATCGTACGATTGGGCGACGACGGCGTCGCTATGGTCAATGTAGATGGCACGCGTACGCCGTTGCCGAAGTTGGTAACGCACGACTGGCGCCGCGCGACGATCGTCAACGCAGATGGCACGCACATACCGCTCGGCACCGACACTTGGTCGGCATTGCTCGACAGCGCTGGCCCGAACGTAGGCGCCGAGGAAAGCGGAGCCGCGGATTTTTGTTTGCCGCTGCGAAAGCCACGATGATTCTCGACGAGCGCGGGCGCCAGCTTTCGTCTGACGACGGCAAGGTGCCGGCGTGGGCGACCGACGACGACGTTCCGCTGCCGCTCGGCTACGTGCGCCGCGACGACGTCACCGACGCATTCGTGATCGGCCATGCACCGCGGCGCGCTGTCGTGTTTGTTGAGCATGCTGCCTGGGTCGAAGATACGGACAAGCTTGTCGCGCTCGCGGCCGGCGCGTGGAAGGCAGCGGCCGGCGTCGACTGCGACCGTGAGATGGCCGAATTCGTCGCACGGTGTTGGCTCATGTGCTATCAGCGCGCGACGGCCGCGAGTGTCGATAGCACGCCCGACGACAACGCCGAAGCGCGGCGTTTGCTGACGGTGCACTGATGGAAAACCCGAAACCTACGGGGCGGCCGAGCAAGTTCCGCCCCGAGTTCGTCGAGCAGGCGCGCAAGCTCTGCGCGTTGTATGCAACGAACGCCGAGATTGCCGACTTTTTCGGCGTGCATCTCAACACGCTCGACAACTGGCGCGACGAATATCCGGAGCTCGACGCCGCGATGGCCGAAGCGAAGGAAAAGGCAGACGCCGCCGTCGAGCGCAGCCTGTATCAGCGCGCCGTCGGCTACGATCGCACCGTCGAAAAGGTCGCGGCCGGCGTCGGCGTCGTCAAAGTGGAGGAACACTTTCCGGCGTCCGACGTCGCGTGCATTTTCTGGCTCAAGAATCGGCGCCCCGACAAGTGGCGCGACAAGCAAGAGGTTGCGTTGAGCGGCGGCGGGTTGTCGCTGCACATTCACCACCGAGGCGAGCTCCCGGACGAGCCTCGCGTCGTCGAGGGCTCCGCGGTCGTCGTCGAGAAGCGTCCTGGCCTGACGATCAAGCGCAGCAACGGCAAGACAAACGGCGCCAGCGGCAACGGCAGCGGGCACGACTGACGTGCGCGCGCTGCTGGCCTTACTCTTGTTCGTTGCGCCCGCGTTCGCGCAAGTGGCGATGCCGCCGGTATTCGACCCCGGCCCGAAGGCCCGGCCTGACGTGGTCGACGTCATCGCCTGGGGTCTGCCGAATCCGGCCGGACCCTCGGCCGTTGGGATTCGCGTCGGCGCCGACACGATGATCCTTCTCCCCGATTCGTACGTCGCCGCGATCGTTGCCGCGCAGCATCATGATTACCTTGTGGCGCAGGCCAAGCGCGCGGCCAGAACCGCGCGGATAACCAGCGAACCCGCGTTGGCCTTCCTACGCAAATGAGCGTCGACCTGCTCGCGCAACAACTGCCGGCGCAACCGCCGGTACCGCGGAAAGTGCGCGCACGCCGATTGTTGCCGCCGCTGCTGCTCGCGCCTGGTAAGCGCAAGCCCAGACCGCTATCGCAGGAATTCTGTTTTCTTGCGCTGACCCTGCGCGAGCGCGGTCTGTCGGTATACGTCGTCGCGAATCTGTTGCGCGTTGACAGGGGACGGATAACCAAAGCTCTGCGCGCTGCCGGCATCGGCGCGTACACGCGGCCCACTGACGAGCAAGCGCTCGCGCGTTTGCCCGCCGACCTGCGCGAGCGAGTGGTCGCTTTCGCTGCGCTGCCGCGAAGCGCGAAATGAGCACGCTCGACCTTCACTACGCGTCACCCGGCCCCGTCGCCGAGCGCTTCCTCTTCGACGATTCTTTCGTGTCGGGCATCATGGGACCGATCGGCAGCGGCAAGACGACGGCGTGCATCGTCAAGGCGCTTATGTGCTCGTCGAAACAGCCGAAGGACGCGCGCGGCCGCCGGCGCAGTCGTGGCGCCGTCATCCGCAACACCTATCCCGAGCTCAATACGACGACGATCAAGTCGTGGCACGAGTGGGTCCCGAAGGATTGCGGGCGCTGGCAGGCCGAGGGACCGCCGACGCATTTCGTGCAAGGCACCGACGGGCTAGATGCCGAAGTCATGTTTCTCGCGCTCGATCGCCCCGAGGATGTGCGCAAGCTCTTGTCGCTCGAATTGACGTGGGCGTACATCAACGAAGCGAAAGAGGTTCCGAAAGCGATTCTGGACGGGTTGACCGGCCGCGTCGGGCGCTTTCCGCCGGTCAAGGATGGCGGGTGCGTCGATCCGATTGTCGTCATGGACACGAATCCGCCAGACTCCGACCATTGGTGGTACACGCTATCGGAAAACGATACGTCGACAGAGTCCGGCGTCGAGCTCATCGCGAGCATGCGCGACGCCGAGCGCGAGCTCCGCGAGCACGGCATGTTGCGAGATGGACAATCGCTGTTCCGGTTCTACCGGCAACCGGGCGGCCGCACGGCGGAGGCAGAAAACCTCGCCAACCTGCGGCCGGCGTATTACACGATCGCGGCCGCTGGCAAATCGTCTGATTGGATCAAAGTCTACATAGAGGGTGAGTACGGTTTCGTTCGCACCGGCAAGCCCTGCTATCCAGAGTACAGCGATTCGATGCACTGTCGCGAGTTCGAGCTCATTCCGGGCTTGCCGATCTTGATCGGCGTCGACTTTGGCCTGACGCCGGCGGCCGTGTTCCTGCAACGCAAGGCCACGGGCGCGTGGCGCGCGTTCGACGAGATTGTGAGCGAGCGCATGGGCGCGACCGCACTCGCGGACGCGATCAAGCAACGCCTGCACGAGCGTTATCCCGAGTACGAAGTCGCGGATATCACGGGCGACCCCGCGGGCGCGCAAGGCGGCAACGACGACCGCAGCGCCTTTCAAATCATGGCCGCGAATGGTGTCGCGGCGACGCCGGCGGAAACGAACGACTTCACCACGCGCCGCGAGGCGGTCGCGCACGCGCTCACACGCATTGTCGACGGCGAGCCCGGTCTCATGATTCACCCGCGCTGCGCGGTCTTGCGCAAGGCATGTGCTGGCGGCTATCAGTTTAAACGCGTGGCCGTGGTCGGGCAGGAACGCTTTCAAGACAAGCCCGACAAGAATCGCTTCTCGCACGTTGCCGAGGGCTTGCAGTATGGCCTGCTCGGCGGCGGCGAGGGTCGTTTGTTGAAGCGTGCGCCGAGCGTGCGCGCCAAGCCCAAGACCGAACCGCGCGCTCGTTCTTTGCGTGCGCAAGGTAGCGGCTCGTGGATGGGGTAGGCCGTGGCCGACAAGACAACGCGCATTAGCCCCGACTCGAATATCTACCCGCCGGCGAATGTGCCGCCGTCGGCCGCGAGCGCGCCCGTGCTGGCGCCGCCTCCGGTCAATCCCGAGACGAATCCAGGCGCCGACGCCAAGCCCGATGGCGCAGTCGACGACGACGCCGAAGCACGTGCTGCGGTTTTGCGCGCGCGCGCACGCTACGGTTACGCGCTCGAAGTCGACGCCGATAACCGCAAACAGCAAGACATCGACATCAAGTTTGCATGGCAACGCGGCGCGCAGTGGAACGCCGACGTGCGCGAGCGTCGCGACAGCGCGCGGCGGCCGTGGCTCGAATTCAATCAAACGGGCCAGTTCATCAAGCAAATTGTCAACGATGCCCGCCAGAACAAGCAAGCGATTGACGTGCGCCCCGAGGGCAACGGTGCGTCAATGCAGATTGCCGAGATAGACGCGGGCCTGATTCGCAAGATTCAGTACGACAGCAAAGCCGAAGCCATCTATTACTCGGCCTTCGAGCAGGCGGTCACGGGCGGGCGCGGTTACTGGCGCATCGTCGCCGAGTACGAGCGCGAGGATAGCTTTAACCAACGCCTTCGCGTGCTGCCGATCAGCAACGCCAACGCCGCCATCCTCGATCCCGACGCGAAGGAGCCCGACAAGTGCGACGCGCGCTGGGGTTTCGTGCTCGACTTCCTCGATCGCGACGCCTTCGAGCGCGAATGGCCCCTGCAACGCGAAGTCGTGTCCTGGGAAATGGACTCGCCGACGCGCAAAGAATGGGTCGATTGGTACGATCTCGACAAAGTATGCGTTGCCGACTATTTCGAGCTCGTCGACGAGGAACACGACCTGCTCTTGCTGCCCGATGGCTCGACGATTTGGGCCGACGAGCTAGAGCAGCGCTTTGGTAGCGGGTTCGCCGGCATCGCCGTTACCAAGACCGAGAAGCGCACGCGCACGCGCTGCAAGTGGTACAAGCTCACAGCCTGCGAGCTCCCGCTCGCTGTCTACGACACGCCGTTTAAGTACGTGCCGATCGTCATGGTTCCGGGCGATGAGATGGACGTCGCCGGCAAGCGCATCTATCGCGGCGTCGTTCGCACCCTGCGCGATCCGCAGATGCTCTACAACTACTTTTTCACGGCCGCGACCGAATGCGTCAGTCGCTACTCACGCGCGCCGTGGATCGGCATCGCCGGCAAGTTTGAGGGTCATGCGGAATGGGACGATGCCAACGTCGAGGACTACTCGAAGCTCGAATACGAGGCCGTCGAGCTCCCCGACGGCACTTTCGATGCGACGCCGCCGCAGCGCAACGAGCCCCCGCCGGTCCCGCAATCGCTAGTTGAAATGTGCGCGCAATGCGCGAACCTTTTCCGCGAGATCACGGGCCTTAAAGACCCGGCGCTCGGCAACCACACGCAAGAGCAATCGGGCGTTGCCATCCTCGCGCGCGATGCCATCAGCGATACCGCGACGTACCATTACGTCGACAATCTCGCGCGCGCTATCGCGCTAACCGGCCGCATCATGGTCGACGCGATCCCGCGCACGTACGACACCGACCGCATGATTGCGACGCTCGGAATCGACGGCGCAACCGATCAGGTGCGCATCAATCATCCGGGCGGGCCCGGCGGCGCATTGCTCAACGATTTGCGCGTGGGGTCGTATGCGGTATGCGTCGACACGGGGCCGTCGTATCAGACCAAGCGCCTGCAAGCGGCGAACGCTGTCGTCGAATTCCTCGGCGTCGTCGACCCGTCGCAGCGCCCGCTCATCACCGATCTCGCCGCGTCCATGATCGACGCGCCCGACAAGCTCGGCGACCGCATGGCCGCGCGCTTGTTCGCCGCGCTGCCGCCGCAAGTGCAGATGGCGGACATTCAGAGCAAGAGCGGCACAGCGACGCCGCGGGAGCTCGCGCTCATGCAAGCGCTACAGCAAGCGAACACGAACAGCGCGCAGCAAATGCAGGCGCTACAGCAACAACTCGGGCAGGCGACGCAGCAGATTCAACAACTCGACGTGCTCGTGCTCAACAAGCAAGGTGAGATCGATCAGCGTCGCGAGGCAGCCGCGCTCGATCATGCCGAGGCAGTGCGCAAGTCCGATATTCAAGAGCTTCAAGTGCAGTTGAAGGCGATCACCGAGCTCGTCGTCGCGTGGTCGAAAACGGGTGCGCCGACTGCACCCGCTGCCGTAGCCACTGCCGGCGCCGTCGAAACCGCATCGCAAACCGTCGAGGGAGCGCCGCAGCTATGAAGGTCGACAATTTCCGCCCGATCGCGAGCCTCAACATCGTCACGGGAATCGCGAGCGCGACAACGAAACTACCGGGACCGGGAACGGGCGTGCGCGTGGCGAATGTTGATACAGCGATCATCATCTACATCGCCTTCGGCAAGGCCGGCGTAGTCGCGACCGTCAACAGCATCGCCATTCTGCCCGGTACCGTAGAAGTGTTCTCGATCGCCGCCGACCCGGCGCTGGCGCTTGTCACCGGCGACGGCACCGGCGACACGCACATAGCCTGTATAGCGGCGAGCGGTACGCCGTCGCTCAACGTCGTCACGGGCGAGGGCGCGTAGGCGCGCGACAATGGGAACGTATCGACAACGCGCCAAGAGCGGCGGCGGAGGATTCGGAATCCTCGGCGGCTTGCCCATTGGCCAGGAATTGGGTGTGATCGACTACGACGGCGTTACCTATTGGTGGGACGGCACCGTGTGGCAGGCCGTGCCCGCGGACGCAGACGCCGCCAACGTGCCCGCGCTATGGATGTTCAAGCAACAAGGCGATGACGGCGCGGCGCAGGTTCCCGAGAAGAAAAACGATTTCCGGTTGACCGTGGGCGTCGCCGCGAGCAATTGCGGCCTCGCCGCCCCTACGGGTAAGTGGGGCCCGCATGCGCTGCAAACGCTCGGCGGCGGCCTCGGCATTCAGAACGCACCCGGTAATGCGTTGCTGGCGTTTGGGTCGAACGATTTCGTTATGGAGGGGTGGATACAGCCATCAATTCTCGCCGGCGCGGTGGAAGAAATAATCGACCTGCGCAATACCAACGGCTCGGAGGTTCGCCCGGTCATCTACATCAACTCAACGAACAAGCTAGTTTGGCATATCTCGCTCGTCGATCGCATAGTAAGCACGACCAGCCTAACCACTGGCGTGTGGTGGTACTTCGCGATTGCGCGCGTGAGCGGCAACACGCGCATGTACATGGGAACAAGCGGCAGCGCTCCGCAGGAGGGTGGTACGTACGCGGACGCGAATGTGTACCTCGCGCCCGGCACGAGCTCGCGCTTCGGCGCCTCGTCATCCGGCGCCAGCAACGCCCCATTCTTAGGTTACACGGATTCGTTCCGCATCACGAATGGCTCTGGGCGCGGCTTCAGTGGCGCGTCCATTGCTGTTCCGACGATGCCGTTTTCTACATTCTGACTGCGCCGACGAGGGAGTACATTGCAAATGAAAGTCGATATCTTTCGCCCGATCGCGAGCACGAGCGTAACCGCGGGCGCTGCCAGCGCTGCCGCGAAGCTACCCGGGCCCGGAACCGCAGTGCGTTTCGCGAACCTCGACGCGGCCAACGTCGTATACGTTGCCTTCGGGTTCGACACGTCGATCGTGGCGACGACAAGCTCGCTCGCGATTCAACCGGGCACCGTCGAATTGTTCTCGATCGACGGCGATCCAGCGGCCGGGCAACTGACGGGGCGCTCGACAGGCTTTACGCACTACGCCTACATCGCGCCCGTCGGTACGCCCGTGCTCAACGTAGCCACCGGCGAAGGCTGCTAGAGCTCGCGATGGTCGTACGCAATCCACAAGTGCGGCGGCGCTTCGGTTCTCATGGCTCGCCGGCGCTGCCTCTGCCTGTGCGAGGCGGGGGCGGGAACGTTACTTGGAATCCGGCGGACACGGTCAACGCGGTGTTGTCGGGCGGAAATTTGACCGCGACATTCCCCGCGATAGGATGCCTCACTCGCGCGACGGCGTCGCACAACTCGGGTAAATACTATTACGAGTGCGTCGTCAATTCATTGGACACCGGAAACAATTCGCCCGGCATAGGGGTTGCAACGGCCGCGCTGACGGCCAGCGGCAACGGGGTATGGTTTCCAGCGGCGGGCGGCGGGTGCGTCTATCCGGGCCCGACAGCGTTTACGAACAACGGCGCTCCGGTTGATCTTGCCGTGCCTTTCAACGTCGCCGACGTTTTCATGATTGCGGTGGATATCACGGCCGGTAAGGTGTGGTTCGGGCGCGCTGGGACGTGGACGAACGGCGGCGACCCCGCCGCGGGAACAGCACAGAATTTGGATATCACCGCCGGCAGTACATATTTCCCCGCGATGCGCGGGTCGAGCGCTGGCGGCACCGCACGGTTCAAGCAAAGCGCGTGGTCATTTGGCGCACCAGCAGGATTTTCGAAGTGGTAGGACCGGCGCGACGGTTTCGCGCGTGTGCAGTAATCACGAGGTAGGAGGTTTATCGTGGCAACGCAAATCATCGTAGTCCCCGTCGGTTCGCCGCAGCGGGTGTTCCTGAATCAACCGGGCGGCGTCGGCAGCGCATGCTCGCAACCGGGCGCGACGGGTTCGATGCTGCTTGAGTACTCGCTCGACGGCGTCAACTTCATTGCGGCGCCGCAAGGGCTCTCCGCGGCCCCGTACGCGCTCGGCGCCTTCACGGCGGGGGGTACGCCCAACCCCGGCGGCGCCGGCCCCGCATTTCCTCCCTACGCGGTCGTACGCGCGACGGCGGCGACGGTCGCGGGCGTGTTGCTCGTGTCCGACGTTTCCCAAGTCACCGGCGGCGTGCAAATGGATCGCCAGATGGCGGCGGTTGCCGGCGTCGCCTACACGATGCCGAACATCACGACGGAAGCGAATCTGTTCGCGCTGCGGCTGCCGCCGGGCCTGTTGAAAGCGAATTTCCGCATAGAGATCGACATCGCGTTGACGCTGACGAACAACGCCAACGTTAAGACGCTGCGAGCGTACTTCGGCAACACCGGCGCGGGGACGGTGTTCGAAACGCAGGCGGTGACGTCGTTCGCCGGTTTTCGTGCGGGATACGTGATTTCCGGCCGCAACGACGGCGCCTCCGTCATCGGGGGCAACGTCGGCTCGGCGGGCGGTTACGGCGGCAGCGTGACGGCGAATGCGCTAATCGTGGCGAATGCCGCGTATCAGACGGCCGAGCAGGAGCTTTACATCACCGGCCAGAAGGCGACCGGCACCGACGCCCTCACCCTCGACCAGCTGTCGGTACGCCTGATCCAGTAGGAGCCTTGTGTTTTCGCGCCCGCGGGTGCTCTAATTCGAGCACTCGCGGAGTCGCGAGGGAACGAAAGAAAGGGACGTCTATGTGAATGAGGCTACCGGCCGCCTTTGACCGGGAGCGCTGTAAAGCGCCTCGTTGGACGTACTCCAATGCCGAACGACACGTTTGTATTGCCCGGAATTGACGCCGCGCCGGCCGCTGCACCCGCAGCCACGCCGGATAACTCGACGAGCTCGGCGACCGTCGACACTGGCAGCGCACCCGCTGCCGCGCCCGCGAACAACGACCCGAACGCCCCCGCGCCCGCCCATGATCCAGGCCAGCAACCGCCGGCCGATCCGAAGGCCGACGACAAGGGCGAGCAGCGTCGCCAATCGCGAGGCATACAACGACGGTTCGACGAGCTCACCGCGGACAACCGCGCGACGAAGGCCCTGCTCGATCGCACGCTAGGAGTGCTAGAACGCTTCGCGCCGGGACAGCAGCAGCCCGGGCAGGCCGCCGAGCAACCCGAACCGCGCGAGCAGGATTTCAATTCTTGGCAAGAGTATCAGCGCGCGCTCACGCGTTGGGAGGCTCGGCAGGCGTATTTGGAGTCGACGCGCGCCGACCGTGAAGCGCAGCAACGGGAACAGCAGCAGCGGGCGACGCATCAACAAACCGCGCAGGTTCAGCAAGCGGTCGAGACGATGCACGCTCACGTCGCAACGGCTATGCAGCAAGCGGCCGCGCGATACCCCGACTACGTCGACACGATCGAAGGCGCGACGTTCGATATCCCGCCGACGCTCGAATACGCGATCGCGACTAGCGATGCGCCGGGCGACGTCTGTTACTACCTTGCCAAGAACGAGAATGTTGCCCGGCAACTGGCGCGATTGGCGCCGGTTCAGGCGGCGCACCAAATCGCCCGCATTGCCGCGCACATGCGCGCAGGACCGTCAATCTCCAACGCGCCCGCACCCGGCCGACCAGCCAACACGCGAGGCGCAGCGGTCAACGCTTACCCGGAAAACGCGACGCCCGAGCAGCATAAGGCTTGGTTGGAGCGCCAGAACGCGGGAGCGCGCGCCGCACGTTAAAAGGAAATCGACGTGGCGAACCAAATCCTCACCCCGGTCATGATTACCAATGAAGCGGTAATCGTGCTGGAAAACCAATGCGCGATGGTCAAGCTCTGCGATTCGCAGTACAGCGACCAATTCGCGAAAGACGGCGCGAAAATCGGCAGCGTTCTCAACGTTCGCAAGCCCCCGCGCTACATCGGCCGCCAAGGCCCGGCACTGTCGGTCGAAGATCAGACCGAAACGCAGGTTCCGCTCGTCATCACGACGCAGTTCGGCGTCGACGTGCAATTCTCGTCGGCCGACCTGACGCTTTCGCTGCAAGATTTCAGCGCTCGCGTGCTGAAACCGCAAATGGCGGTCATCGCCAACCGCGTCGACCGCGACGGCATGCTGCAATACCAAAACGTCGCGAATCTCGTCGGCACGCCGGGCACGCCGCCGGCGACGCTGGGATCGTTGCTCGCCGTCGGTCAACGCCTGCAAGAAATGGCGGCGCCTGACGACGGCCAGAAGTTCCTGATTCTCGGGCCGGCCGCGAATACATCGCTCGTCAATGGCCTGTCGGGCCTTTTCAATTCGCAGAGCAAGCTCTCCGAGCAATACGGTAGCGGCATGCTCGCCGACGTCGCTGGTCTGAAGGTATTCATGGACCAGAACGTCGTCACGCAAACGGTGGGCCCGCTCGGCGGGGCGCCGCTTGTCAACGGCGCGAATCAAGGGCTCACGAGCGGATGGGCGTACTCGCAGAACCTTGTCACCGACGGTTGGACGGCGGCGGCGGCGCTGCGCCTGAATGCGGGCGACGTGTTTACGTTGCAAAACGTGTTCTCTGTCAATCCGCAGTCGCGCGCGTCGACCGGCGTTCTGCAACAGTTCGTCGTGCAGCAAAACGTGTCGAGCGATGCCGGCGGCAACGCGACGATTCCGATCGTGCCCGCGATCATCAGCGCGGGGCAATTCCAGAACGTCACGATCACGCCGGCCGACAACGCACCGTTGACGATCTCGGGCTCGGCCGGCGTCGGCTACGCGCAAAACCTCGGATTCCACAAGTCGGCATTTACCGTCGCCTTCGTCGACATGATCTTGCCGCGTGGCACCGACATGGCCGAGCGTCGCGTGTGGAAGAACGTTTCGATTCGCATCATCCGCGCCTACGACATCAACAACGACCGTTTCCCATCGCGTACCGACGTGTTGTACGGGTACAAGACGATCTACCCCGAGCTCGGAGTGCGCCTCACGAATTAGGGCGCCCGCGCTCGCGACCCGCGGCGCGCAGAACATCGCGCGCCGCTTTTTCAAAGGAAATTGGCAATGGCGAAACGCCCCGACCTATCGAAGCTCACAGACGCGCAATACAAGGCGCTCACGCCCGAGCAATTGCTCGACTACAACAAGCAATTACCCGAGGTCGATTACTCGAATCCGTATCAGCCGAGCGAGCATCCGTACCCGAGCATGCGCTTCGCGCTCGTCGATACGCCAAGCGGCAAGCGCTTGCGCACGGCGCGCGTCAACAACGAAGCCGAGGATAAGGCGCTCGGCGAAGGATGGGAAAAGTCGTTGCTCGCGCTCGGCATCGAAACCGCGCCCGCGGCGGCGGCGGTGCAGACGGAAGAATTCGAGATCAATCTTCCGCCGGAAAGCGAGCACGCGAGTGCGGCCTCAGTCTGACCGTCTGGCGGTGCGCCGGCAATCCGGCGAGCGCGTGCTGCCGTGGGGGCTCGTCATTCCCGGCGGGGAAGATCACGGGACCGCGCACGTCGGCGTCGTCGTCGACGCTGGCCCGGGCCGGCGCGTGCGCGAGCGCGTGCTGCCGATGGAATGCGCCGTCGGCGACGTCGTCTTGTACTCGTCGCGCACCGACGCCTTCGTGCTCGGGGATGGCTCGCACGTCGACGTCGTCGAAGAAGCAAGCGTAATCGGAGTTTTCTGATGGCCGTCACCGTCACCGGCAACGATCTAATCAAGGATGCGAGCTTGCTCGCTGGCGTTGGCGATCAGTACAACCCCGACGACTACGCGACGCAATCGCTGGCTGTGCGCATGCTGAACGACATGCTCGACGCGTGGTCGGCCGATCCGCTGCTCGTGTTCGCGGTCCTTGAGGGTGTCGTGCCTATCACGGTCGGCGTCAACACGATCACGCTGCCCGGCGGCACCGTCACCGTCAACCCCAGCGTCATCAATGCCGTTAGCATCGTCGATTCCGGCAACAACACCTATCCGTGCACGATCATCGGCGCCGCCGACTGGGCGAAGATTCAGTACAAGCCCTCTAGCGGGCGCCCCGAGGTCGTTTATTTCGACTACGGGCGCCCCGTTTGCACCGGCTATCTGTACTACACGCCCGCGTTCGCCGGCGACACGCTGCACGTCTGGTATCAGCAGGATTTGCAGAATTTCGTCGCGCTGACGAACGTGCTCGTTGCGCCGCAGGGCTATTCGCTCGCGATCAAGTGCTCGCTCGCGCGCTTGATGTGCGTCGCCAACGGCAAGGAAGCGTCGGCCGAATTGCGCCGGCAAGAGCGCATCGCCAACCGCACCGCGCGCCTCGGCCACATTCAGCCGACCACGCTACCGATGGCGGCGCCGATCGGCGACGGCGGCCATTACAACATCTACACCGACAGGTATACGCGATGACCGACAAGGTTCCGTTCCGGCCGCCGCACGATGTAGTCATCTGCCGCAAGCAATCGCGCGAGGAAAAGCGCGACAGCGGCCTCGTCGTTCCCGAATTCGCGGAAGCGCGCCCCGACGCACTCGTGCTTGCGGCCGGCGAGGGTCAACTGCAACACGACGGTACGCGTCTGCCCATGCACGTGCGCGTTGGCGATACCGTGATATTCCCCGAGACGCGCGGGCAGAAATTCTCGTACCACGGCATCGAATATCTCGCGATTCGCGAGGGGCACTGCATCGCGCTCGTCGACGCCGCCGGCGAGCTCGTGCCGTTGGCCGACTTCGTCATCGCCGAGCAGTTGCCGACGGAGCGCGTCAACGACGGCGGTGTCATCGTCATTCCGTCGACCGCCGACGATCGCGACGAGGCGACGCTGCTCGCGGTCGGGCCCGGCCGCATCCGCGACGATGGCGCCCGCGCCGAACCGCAATTGCGCGCCGGCGAGCGCGTGCTCTATATGAAGCGCCAGGGCGACCATTTCACGCACAAAGGCCGCGCGCTCGTCGCCTTCCGCGAGGAACACGTCGTTTGCGTGACCGCTGACGCACCCGTTGCCGAGGCAGTGGCAGCGTGAGCAACACCGGCAAAATTATGCCGCTGTTCGGATTCGGCACCGGCCGCAAGTCGGCCAACGTGTCGGCGCAGCAGCGCACGAACCTGTACGTGGAAGTCATGGAGGACGAGGAAAAGGGCAGGCTCGTTTTGTACGCGCGCCCCGGCCTCGTGCGTCAAGTGATCGCGCTACGGCCAGGGCCGCCGCTCGGCTATACGCCGGTTCCGGGCGCGATCCGCGGCATGATTCAAGTGTTCAACGAGGGCTTGCGCGCCGACGTTGTCTACTATGCCGCCGGGAATGTGTTCTATTGGATGGACGGCCCGCTCGCGCAACTGGCGATGCCGGCGGCGACGCCTTCGCCGACATTCCTCGCGTCGACCGGCCCCGTGCGCTTCGCCTTCAATGGCGACGAAGTCCTCGCCGTCGACGGAGTATCGGCGTATCTGATAAGCGGCGGCGTTCCGTTCGTCACCGATAGCTCGGGGATGCTGAATCCTCCGCCAGCGGGCGCGCGCACTGTCTGCGCCCTCGGCGGCTTCCTCGTGTGCGACGATCCGAGCGCGTCGGGCCGCTGGCGCTGGTCGGACATCAACGACGCCTCGTCCTGGCCGTCGCTCAACTTCGCCACGGCCGAGCTATTGCCCGACACGCTAACGGGCGTGTTCGCCGCGCACGGCGAGCTCTGGCTAATGGGCGCGTCGTCGATCGAAATATGGGCGGTACAGCCGTCTGGCCTGACGGGCTCACAACCGTTTACGCGCATTCCCGGCGTTGCGGTGGAATGGGGCACGACGGCGTACGACACGATTCGCCAAGTCGGCGGCGGCGGCGAAGTGTGCTTCCTCGGCCGCAACATCAATGGGCAGCGCCAAGTCGTCATGATGCAGGCGTACAAGGCGAGCGTGGTATCGACGCCGGATATCGACGCCGAAATCGCCGCCGACCTGACGCCCGACGCAGCGACGGCCGTCGTCGAGATTCACTCTGGGCATATCTGGTACGTGCTCAACCTTGCCTCGCGCTCGTGGGCCTTCGACCTGACTACTTCGCAAAAGGTCGGCGCTCCCGTGTGGGAAATCTGGTCGACCGATGGCGGCCGCTACGCCGGACAGTATGCGGTTACGGCGTGGAATATTCAATTTCAGAGCGACTATCGCGATCAACGCATCTATCAACTTGGCGCGGGCGTGTACACCGACGACGGCCAAACGCTGGCGCGCGAGGTCGTTACGAAGCATGCTGTTGGCGACTACGAGCGCTTCACTATCGATGAGATTTTCGTCGACCTCGAAACCGGCGTCGGCGCCGAAACCGGCGGCGCGCCACCGGGCAGCGCTTTGCGCTTCGACGGCGTTTCTACGTACGTCAACGTTCCCGACGTCGTCGCGCATCAAATCGCGCCGCCGCTCACGCTCGAAGCAATGGTTACGTTTCACTCCGCCGTCCCGCCGTTGCAGGGCATCGTGCGCAAGATGGATGCCGGTATTCCGCAAGTGGAATGGCTGTTGCAGGCGTTCAATGGAAGGATACGCGCCAGCTACACGGGCGCGACCGGCATTAAACACGAGACACCGGAATTCCTATTCACGGTCGGCGTTCCCACGCGCGTGTCAGCGCGTATAGCGCCCACCGTCATAGAGCTTTTCATAAATGGCGTGTTTTTCGGATTGACGCCAATCACCGGCGGAACACCGGCGCCAGTGGGCGAGCCACTAACTATCGGCTGCATTTCTCCGTACGCGCTGTCGCCAGTGCCAACCGAATTCGCGCCCGCCACGATTTCGGACGTGCGCTTGTGGAATATATTGCGCACGCCGGAGCAGATTCTTACGCTGGCCTTCGAACGCCTTAATGGTAGCGAGCCCGGACTGCTGTCGTACTGGAAACTGGACGAGGGCAACGGCCTCGTCGCGAACGACACGATGGGCGTGCAGAACGGAGCCCTTACGTCGACGACGCCGGCGTCGACTATGCCGCAATGGGTCGCGGACCCGACGTGGCCGAACAACACCGTCGCCACGACGCCGCAAATCATGGCGCAATGGTCGAAGGACGGCGGGCACACGTGGGGCTCGGAAATTTGGCAATCGCTCGGCGCGATCGGCGCTTATCGCGTGCGCGCGGTGTGGCGGATGCTTGGGCTCGGCCGCGATTGGCTGTTTCGCCTGCGCGTCACCGACGCGATCAAAGTCGTGATTATCAACGCCGCCATGCGGGTGCGGGGCTAGTCGTGGTCACGAGCGTCGACCTAGCGCCCCCGCTGCCGCGCTATAACGAGCTCACGGTTAAGCCATCCATCGGCGAAGGCGACGCGATCGAATCGCGGCCGATGCGTAACTGGATGGCGGGCATTTCCAACGTCATCGCCAGCATTCTTGCTGACGGGCAAACGTTCGCGCTCCAAGCTAACCGCCAGCTTCGCAACATCCTATACAACGGCGCATTCAACGTGTGGCAGCGCGGCGTTACCGGCTTCACGTCGGCGGCCGCGCCCGTCAATGGCCCCGACCGTTGGCAAATCTTTCGTGGCGTCGGAGGTGCGACGCTGGCGCGCATCACATTTTTTAGCGACGCCATTCCCTATCTGTGCAGGATGCAGCGCACGGCGGCCGACGCGAGCCTCGTGGATATCTACCTCGGTCAATCGCTCGAAACGATCGACAGCGTCCCGCTTGCTGGTGCAACGGTGTCGCTGTCGTTCCAAGCGGCTGCGGGCGCTAATTATTCTGGCGGCGTGTTGACGGCGGTGGTGCGCTCTGGCACTGGCACCGATCAAAACATCTTTGGCGCATACACCGGAACGAATGATTTTCTGACCATAACCGGAACGCTTACCGGGTCGCTGCAAACGTTCTCGGGCTCGGCTGTGGTGCCGGTTAATTGCAACGAGCTTGGTGTGTATTTCTTTTACACGCCCAGCGGTGTCGCCGGCGCAAACGACTACGTCGACTTTGCGCAGGTTCAACTCGAAGTGGCGCCAGCGGCTACGCCATTCGAGTATCGGCAATTCAACGACGAGCTCGCGCGCTGCCAGCGCTATTTTCAGAAGTCGTACGACTACCCGACGGCGCCGGCGACGATCATTGCATTTGGGTGCGTCATGTATCGCGTGCAGATCGCCGGCGTTGCCGCCGGATGGACGCAGCACGTTAGGTTTGCGCGACCGATGCGCGTGGCCCCGACTATCACGACCTACAACCCAGCGGCCGTTGGCGCCACGTGGTTCAACGCAACCGCGGCCGCCAATTCCGGCGCGGCGGCGCTCGTCAACACCGGCGATAGCGGGATCAACATTCGCAATCCGCAAGTCGTCGGCGATGCCGTGGGCAACGAGATCGAAATTCACTGGTCCGCGGATGCGGAGCTCTGAGCATGCCAACACTCGCCGAAATCGCCGCATCACTGGCTGAACAGCGTCGCAATGCCGCCAACGCATACGACCCGTCGCGCTACGGCAACGAGCGCGCGGGCATGCCGGACAGCCCGTGGCAATTCGACACGAACGGCGAGCTTTACTTCGACTCGTCGCGCATCAAAGCGCCGACGCTAGACGCGGCCCTGTACGGAATCTCGCCGACGAGCGGCGCCGAAACCGGCAGCAGCTACGCCGAAGCGCAACAGCAACTCGCGCGCATCCGGCGGTTCGATCCGAACGCGACGCTCGGGGCGAATCAGTACGGCGGCGGTGGCGAGGGTGGCGGCGGCGGCTTCGAGTCCTACACGCTCAATTTTGATCAATCGAAAGTGCCACAACCAAAAATCCCTGGGCTGCGCAATTTCGGAGGGTATGGCGCCGACCGATTGCGCAACCCGAACGCCGCTATCGATGATCCCAACTACGGCCCGATGACGTCGAATGCGAACGTCGTCGACTACGCCAACGCGCCCGGCCTCGCCGACATCATCGGACCCATCGTTGTGGCGGCCGCGACCGGCATCGGCGCCGGCGGCCTCTCGGGGCTACTCGGCGGCGCGTCGTCTGCGAATCCGATCGGCGCCGGCGTGGCGAACGCGCTGCCGGGTGTTGCGCGTGCGGCAGGTAACGAAGATTGGCTCGGCGCTCTGTTGTCATCGCTGCCGGTCGCGGGTAGCGCCGCCGGCATTCCATCGTATCTCACGAGCGGCGGCACCACGCTCGCACGCATTCTCTCAGGCAAGCGGCAACGCGGAGGTTAAAAGTGGGCGAAGATGATTATTCGTGGCTGATGGATATTTTCGCCGGCGGCGGTGGCAGCGAGACCTTGTCGCCTGAGGCGTGGAATGCGATTCTCGGAATGACGGGCTCGCCGTTGCTGCCCGCGGCCGACGCACCCGGCGGCACTGATTGGCTCAATGAAATACTTGGCAATCTGAGCCTACCCGATCTCCCTGACCCGAGCACAGAGCTTGCCGGCGGCAGCACCGCACCGGCGACCGGCCCAGGTACTAGCGGGCTCAATGCGCCGATCAGCGGTGGCGGTGGCGGTGGCGGTGGCGCGAGCGGAATTTCAAGTATCTTGCGCAGCCTCGGGCTCTCGAATGCCGACGGCAGCGCGAATCCGCTCGGCTGGCTCTCCATACTCGCGCCGCTGCTTGGCGGCGCGCTCGGCTACAACGCAGTGAATCGCGCGGGCGATCAAATGTCGAGCGCGGTGACTGACGCGAACGACTTCCTCAAAACGCAATTCGGGAACTCGGCGGCAGCGTTCGCGCCATTCGTCGATCTCGGGAAAACCGGCGCGGCACGCCTGGGCGCGTTGCCGCCGTCGAATCTCGCTGGTTCGTTCGGGCCGCTCGGCAGCGGCCGCGGCGTCGTCGGCCCCGGCGGACGCAGCTTCGCGGCAATGATGAAAGGCGGTTGAAGATCATGGCGTACGCATTCAACTCCGCGCTTGACGCGGCCGCAAACTATAACGCTTGGGTCGCGGCCGGGCGTCCGAACACTGATATGTACGGCAACACGCTCGACGTGCGCGGCGAGCCTATGGCGTCGAACGCGTGGGCGGGCGTCGACGCCGGCCTCACTGCGCAAGCGCAGCCCGGATATAAGCCCGGCGCGACGCCCGGCTACACGCTGCCCACGATCACGCCGACGCCGCTCTCGACGACGCCGGGCGCGACGATGCCGACCGCGGGCGCGCTGCCAGCGAGCAACATACCGGGACCGCTCAACACGATCCCCGGACAACTCGGCGGCCCGGCGCCAGCGCCCGGTAGAACCACGCTCCCGCAAATCATGGGTCAGGCGCCGCCCGTGGGCACGCTCCCCGGCAATAGCGGCGGCGGCCAACTCGGCAGCGCCGGCTATCCGCTCGACGTTAACAAGTACATGGACCCGTCGGTCGCGTTTCGCCTGCAACTTGGAAAGGACGCGATCAGCAACGCCGCGGCCGCAACCGGCAACTACAAATCTGGCACGACGCTTAAAGACCTGATGACGTTCGGGCAAAACCTCGCCAGCACCGAATACGGCAACGCGTTCAATCGTGCCACGGGGCAACAGCAGTTTGCGTACAACGCCGACGTCGGCGATCGTGATTTCGGATATCGCGCGGCGACCGGCGACCGCGACTACAACACGAATCTTGCGACGACGATGGCGCAACTCGGCCTCGGCGGCGCCAGCGGCCAAGCGGGCACGACGACGTCGCTCGCGCAAGCAATCGCCGCGAACCTCGCGACGCAGGGCGCGATTCAAGGCAATACGACGCTCGGCGGGTCGACCGCGATCAACAACGCAATCTCGCAATTGCTCGCGAGCCTCGGGCAGTCGTCGACGCTATCGCAAATCATGGCCCGCATTCCGCAGACGCAGCCTTAAGCCATGCCAATCGACCCCAACGTACTGCTCAACCCGACCGGCATCGCGGCGCCGAATCCGCTCGCGCTGGCGATGCAGGGCCTTACGCTGTCGGACCTGCTGACGCGCGTGCAGGGCGGTCAAATGGATTTGGAAGGACGCCGCCAATCGCAGGCGCTGTGGAGCGATCCGGCGTTTATCGCTGCCGTGTCCGGCGGCGGCATGCCCGGCGGCGGCGATCCGGCCGCGCAGAACGGCGCCAGCGCCCCGCAAATGCCCCCGGGCATGTCTACCCCCTCGGGGCCGCCGGGAATGGCGCCAGCGCCCGGGAATCAAGCCGGCGACGGCTCGGGGGCGCCTTCGGGCTCTCTCGCCGACGCGCTGCGCCGCAACCCGATCGCTGCGCCGGCCGCGATCAAGGCCGCCAACGAGTTCGCGAAAACCCGCGCCGAGATGGCCGAGCAGATAGCGCGCACGGGCAAGCTCAACACCGAAACGAAAATCGCTGGCCTGACGAGCTTCGGCAATACGGCCTTCGCGCTGGCGTCGCAAGAAAAACCGATAACGCCGATGCAGGCATCCATCCTCGTCGCACAAGCAAAATCGCTGGGCACGCCGCCGCTGATTATGTCGACGATGCCGCCGCTCGAAGATCAGCAGGGCTTTCGCGAATGGGCGGCCACACTCGGAACCGCTGCAACGACGCCGGAACAGCAGACGAAGATTTGGGAAGTGCGGCAGACGACGCCGGGGAACGTGCGCGAGAAAGCAGCGCAGACGGCGAAGATAGAAACCGAAACCGCACAACTCCCGCGCGAGCTCGCGGCGCGGGAAATGAGCGCGCGCGCGTCGGCGACGAGTGCGGGCGCGGCCGCGACCAATGCCGCGACAAATCGCATGCAATACACCGACCCGCTGTTGCAGCACGTCGGCAACCCCGAGCAAGGCTTCGCCGCCTTCAACCCGAAGGAGGGCAGCTTCGGACAGGCGACAGCACCCGGACAAGCGAAACGTACGATGCAATCCGGCAACGCACTTGCGGTTATCGCGGAAGCGCGGCCGCTCATCAACATCGCAACCGGGAGCGGGGTCGGCGCGAGAGCCGACGAGGCGGCGGCGTTGATCGGGCGCAGCCCCGCGGGTGCCGATGCGATCGCCAAGCTTCGCGTATTGCAGGCCAATCTCATGATGAACCAACCCCGCATGGAAGGCCCGCAATCTGACAGAGACGTACAGCTATACCGCGAGGCAGCGGGCAAGATCGGCGATCCAACGACGCCGCGCTCGCAAAAACTGGCGGCGCTTGATGCGATCGAAAACATTCATCGGCGCTATGTGAATAACCCGATGGGCACAGCGGCCGCGTCGACGACGCGGGTCGATACCCTGCCGAGCCCGAGCAGTGTCGCCGTCGGCACGATCGCGACGAGTGACAACGGCGTGAAGTGGCGCAACACCGGCACCGATTGGGTCAAGGTGCAGTAATGGGCTACACACTGCAACCGCCGACTGAAGCGCCGCCGAGCTCGCCGAGCAGCGGCCGCTATTCGTTGACCGCGCCGCCGGCCGTGAGCGATCCCACGGAGGGCATGAGCTTCCTCGAAAATCTACGCCTGGGCACCGGCAAGTCGTTCAACGACCTGGGTCTCGGCGCGCAACAACTCGCGGCGATGGTCGGCCTCGGCGATCCCGCGGCCGTGCAGGCGAAAATCGACGAGCAGCGTCGCCTCGATGCGCCGCTCATGAACACGGGCGGCGGCATGGCGGGTAACGTGATCGGCAACATTCTAACCGGCGCCCTCGTTCCGGGCGGTCAGGCGACAGTGCTCGGGCGCGTGCTCGCGGCCACGGCCGGCGGCGCCGCACAAGGCGCGCTGCAGCCGACGAGCGGCGATGAGAGTCGCGTCGCGAATACCGCGCTCGGGGCCGGCGCTAACGCCCTTGGCGCTGGCATCGCAGCCGGCGTCGGCCGCGCGCTTCGACCGTCGCAAGCGGCGACGCCAGAAATAGCGGCTGCGCAGCGCTTCGCGCAATCGCAAGGCAGCGGCCTATCGTTCGGCCAGTTGACCGGCAATGATCTCGTCAAGCGTCTCGAATTCTGGCTCGCGAAATTTCCGGGCGGGCGCGGATGGTACGAGAGCCTGGGCGAAGCCCAACGCGGTGCCGTCGACAAGGCAATTGGCAGCATGAGCACCGTAACGGAAAAAAATATCGGCGGCGGCGCTACGATTCGCAGCGCCGGCGAACAACTCAACAAATTGCAACAAGGCCGCGATTTCTTTTCCGACCCCGACTTTGTTAGCGCGCTGCGCTCGCTGCCCGATCAATTCAAGAATCTCGCTGGCGGCATGAAACCGAAGGGCGCGCTCGCTGCCGCAGCCGAGTATGCCGGGCGCGAGGGCGTGCCGAATCCGGCGCTTACTGCATTGGGCGCGACTGCGCGCGAGCAGGCGATTGCACAGGGCGTACCGGAAACGGTCGGCGGCGCAGCCGCGAAATTGCCGCCGGGCTCGTCGATTCCAATGGACGAGTACCAGACGATTCGCTCACAACTCGGGCGCTTGTCGCGCGGGGCCGCCGAAGGATCACCCGACGCCGTCGGCTACAAGGCGCTGCGAAAAGCTTTCGACGAGGCGGCCGATCGTAGCTTGATGGCGCAGGGCGTCGAGGCGGGCTCGCTCGCGGAGGCGCGCAACGCCTACCAAGTGCAAACGCTCTTGCGGGGCGCAGAAGTGCAGGGCGCCGACGGCAGCGTTACCTATAGCCCGGTCAAGGCCGCGAACATCATCGATCGCGCAATCCGTGACGGCGATATCAAGAATCTGCCGAAGGAAACGCAGATGCGGCTTCGCGACCTGATGGCCTTCGGTCGCAGCGTCAAACCAGTGTCGACGAGCGGCACCGCAGAGAATTTGCTTGCGATGAAGCCAAGCGGTCTCGGCCTTATCAGCGGCGGCCTATCGCCGCTTGTGTGGGCCGCTAATCGCGCGTTGCAGTCCTTCGGGGAAGGCGTCGACGCGCCGATGACTGGCGCAACGCTCGCGCGGATTATGGCGACGCTGCCAGCGCCCGCCGCTATTAGCGCGTTCGCCGGCCAATGAACGGCCAGCGATATGCGCGCTCGCGAAACAGCGCATCGCGCACGCGGCCGGGCGGCAGCACGCGCCATAGCGCGCGCTTCGCGTACCACACGAGCAGCAGCAGCGGCACGAGCAAGAACGGTTTCAGCAAGCCCGCAAGAACAACGCTCGTCATGAGGGAGTCCCGATAGATGGCAACGTCACTATACGCCGCCCCGCTCGGCAATCCGCGATTCAAGGCGTTTGTGCAGGCCACGGCGACCCCGCTCGTCGGCGGCAAGGTCGGAATTTTCATGGCGGGCACGAACACGCCCGACGCGTCCTACCCGACGTATCTCGATGCCATCGCGGGTACGAACGCGAACACGAACCCGGTCATTCTCGACGCCAATGGCGAGGCGACGATATTCCTGCAAGTCGGGCGCCTGTACAAGATCGTCTTGCAAGACTCGGCCAGCGTGACCTATTGGACGGTCGACAACGTCAACCCGGCGCAGGGCTTCGCGCTGCCGAACAATCCGCTCACTCCTGGCGAGTGGGCGCTGTTCGGCACCGCGGCGAATGGGCAAATCGCTTTTGCGAGCGCGGTCTCGTTCACGCTCATTGGCGTCGACGCGACGGCGACGTTTCACGCGGGCCGGCGCGTGCGCACGTCGAACAACGGAGGCACGATTTACTCGACGGTCGTTTCGTCGGCCTTCGCCGCCGGCAATACAACCGTCACCGTCATCAACGACTCCGGCGTTATCGACGTCGGCCTGTCGCAAGTGTTCTATGGGATCGAATCGTACATAAACCCGTCCTATCTCGATCCGCGCACGGCGCTAGAAGTGGTCAAGAACGGCAACCAAGTAGGCTTCGCCGTGGCAACGCAAGTTGCTGCTTGGACGGTGCAGCTTGACGCGTTAAGCGAATGGAATGCCGGCCTCAACCGATGGGTCGCGAAATATCCGGGGCGCTATCTCGTGATTCTGACGGTGGAAGCCTCGGACACCGGCGTAACGCAGCAAGTGTTGCCGCGCATTTTCAAAACCGGCGCCGACAACGGCGGCGCGGCTTGGTACACGCCCCCGGTCGCCAATCTTCACATAACGCCCGGCGGCCATCATGTTTTTCAATTGGCGGCCGGCGACTACATCGAAGCATTCGTACTCGGCACCGCTAACACAACCGTTTACGGGACCAACAGTACTGCGCTTTCGATCGTCCGCATTCCTTAAGGGATATGGACCGTGAATGTCGACGATGCCTTGCGCGCTGTCACCGGCGACGCCGAGCGCTGGCGCGCGCCGATTCTGTCAGCGTGCGCGCGCTTCGATATCGGCACCGATAAGCGCGTCGCCATGTTCCTAGCGCAGTGCGGGCACGAATCGAACGGGTTCCGCGATCTCTCCGAAAACCTCAACTATTCTGCCGCGGGCCTCTTGAAAACGTGGCCGAAGCGCTTCGACGGCACCAGCGCCGCGCAGTACGCGCGGCAGCCCGAACGCATCGCAAATCACGTTTACGCAAACCGCATGGGCAACGGCGACGAGGCGAGCGGCGACGGGTGGCGCTACCGCGGCCGGGGCCTCTTGCAGATCACCTTTCGCGACAACTACCGCGAAATCGGCGACGAGCTCGGGCTCCCGCTAGAACACGAGCCCGACACAGTCGCAACGCCGGCGGTTGCAGCGCTCACGGCCGCGCGCTACTGGCATGCGACGCATTGCAACGAATACGCCGACCGCGGCGACTATCGCGCTATATCCTCGATCATCAACACCGGGCACCCCGACGCCAGCATCATCAACGGCTACGAGGACCGGCTCGCGTGGCTGGAACGTACGGCGGCGGCCGTATGAGCAGGGCTTGCTATCGCAGTTAGTTTCTAGAAAGGGACAGGGAATGAACGTCAACATCGGGCCGCTCGGCCTCACGCTTCTAGTGCTCGGCGTCATCGTGGCGACCGTCATCGTCACGCGCAAGTGGCCCGCGATCGTCGCGCGGCTGCGCAAGCGCGCTGGCGTCGTCGAAACCCCACCAGAAAGCAAGCCATGAAACTCGGCGAACTACTCTCGTTTGTGACCGGCCGCGGCGCGAGCTCGACGCCGGCGGCGCCTGCTGTGCCAACCAATGACCGGCGCGCTTATCTCGACTACGTAGAAGTCGTGCAAGTGCAGGGCGGCCAACCGCTGAAATATCAGGAATGGATTGCCGCCGGGCGCCCGGCGAAGTGAGGCGCGCTGCGCTGTTGCTCGCGGTTGCGCTCGCGGCGTGTGGTGGTGGTGGCGGCGACACAGCGTACGCGCCGACGCCGGCGTCCGATCCAACGCCGCCGGCTGAGCCCGAATTTGCTACCGACTATCAGCCGAGCGGGACCGGCAACGCGGCCTATCGCTACGATTCCGGCGGCGTCGGCGCCTACTCGTGGACGCCCGGCCGCGTACGATGGGGCGACAGCGTCGAGCACCATCGCGTGCGCGATTGCGACGGCGAAGCATGGTATTGGATCGACGGCTACTCGCCCGCGAGCTCGCCCGAAGCGCTGTCGGGCTCGCCAGGCCCAAAGTGGCCCGTTGAAACGGTGCGTGCCGAATGGATCAACGTCGACGTCGGCACGACGCAGGATATTTCGCGCCTGTGTGGCGGCGGGGTCGAGCAGCCCAACGGGCAACCCTACTTGCCGAACGACATCCCACGCTCGGGGCATTTTCGCGTGCGGGTGTGGGGGCGCGTGTGGGACGCTGGCGTGCGCGGGCGCCCGTGGTTCTGGCAGGCTGATTTTACGTTTGGCCTAGTCCTCGAAAACCCGTGCTGGAAAGGCGCCCAATCAACCCGTAGGGCGTTTGAGACGCTCGAAGTATGGTGGGAGCGCGGCGACGACGGCAAGATCGCAATGGCCCGCGGAACGCTATCGTATTCGCCCTTCATCGGTGACACGCCAATGGACCCCGGCGCGGCTACCTACACGTGGGCGGCAACGAACGGCAAGGACGCCGGGCCGCTGTGGACATTCGAGAGCTTCGCGCCGCCCTTCACCGGATGCTTGCAAAGCTCGACGCTGTCGCCCGGCCCGTGAATTTCGGACACGCCGCCGCGCATTTCGGACAAGGTTAGCGGGCGCTATCGCTGGCGGAGAGAGTGGGATTCGAACCCACGGCACGGGCTAAACCGTACACCTGATTTCGAGTTAGGTGGAAAGGCGCGCTCGATCAACGGGACGCGGCGGTTCGTGTCCGAAATTGTCGCTCTAAACCGCCGGGCTACGGCTCGGAATTTCGGACATCGCCCTTCGGGTGCCGCCGACCCATCCGGCTCGGAATACGAGCCCGACGAGTTCCGTTAATGAAGCGCTTGTATCGTCGCGGCCGGCGAACCCCTTACAAAACGCCGACGCTGCGCGATTCATCGCATCGAATTGCGATGGTGTCATGCCAATTTCAGCAGGATTGATAGAAGCGTACGGGTTTTTCATTTTCCAGCCTTTCGCATGATCGGCGTAGCGCGCTCGCCGGCGCGCTGCCGGATGTAGCCGTCTGTCGTCGTCGCGGCCGCGTGCCCGAGCAGGCGTTGCGCGTCGCGGTTCGTGTCGCTGTCGCTGCCGGCCTTCGCGCGTAGGTCGCGAATCTGCCAATCGAAACCGTGCCGTTTAAACCGCTTGCGCAGCGCCGCCAGCGTGAAGGGTTGCCCGGCCTCGTCGCGAATGAGGAACACCGACCCGACGGCGCCGGTCGTCAAACGCTCTAAAACGGCCGCCAGCGGGCCGACGACGGCTATCCGCACCTTCGCCCCCGTCTTGCCCTGTTGAACGCGTAGGACGCCATCCTGTACGTCCTGGCGGCGCATCCTGACGACGTCGCCGGGCCGTTGCCCGGTCAGGTAGCAGAGTTCGAGGAAACCGGCGAGGATAGGGTCGGCCGCGCCGATCGCGGTCGCGAGCTCGTCGTGCTCGACGTAGCGGTCACGCCTCGCCTTCACCCCGAACACGCCCGCGCACGGGTTCGGCGCGTCAGTCAGGCCGACGCGGCGGGCGAAATTAAACACGGCCGAGAGCACGGCCTTTTCGCGCGTTGCCGTGATCGGGCCGCCCTTCGGCTTGCCCTTCGCGTCGACCGTCGGCCGCCTGCGCTCGTCGAAAAACGCTTGCACGTGCTTCGGCCGCACTTGGTCCAACCGGAAGGCCCCGAACACGGTCGCGAGCGTCGTCAACTGGCGATCGTATTCGTCCTGCGTCTTTTTGGCCTTGCCGGGGAGCGCGTCGCGTCGATAGAGCTTGATTGCCTCGGCGACGGTGCCGGCGGGCGCTCTGCCGCCGTGCAGTTCCGCGTATCGGCGCAGCGCCGCCGCAAAATCGTCGCCGAGCGCGATCCCCTGTTTCCCGTAGTAGTACCGGAGCGCGCCGCCGCGGGCCTTGGCGTACATGCTCGGCGGCAATTCGAGGTTGTGCTTCCGCCGGCGGCCCATCGCGCGCATGCTACGCCGCCCCGCGGATGGCGCGCAAATCAAGCGCTGGCGTGATCTCGACGACATCGCCCGGCCCGGCGCCAATGGCCGCGCGCGTCACAACAGGATGCCCGCTCCGGTTGATCGTATGCCGGATGCGCTTTCGTTGGAGGTAGGCGATTTGGTCCGACTTGCGGCGCCATCCGGTTAGGACGTAGAGCTCGGACGGTGTTAAGAATGTCACGCGAGCCCCTTCTCGCGCGCGATCCAATCGCTGACGACGATCGTCCCGCGCCCGTTGCGGTCGCGGTGCATTTCGTCGACCTGCGAAAGCGGCAGCAAAATTTGCTCGCCGGTCCCCTCGTCGGTCACGAGCACGGCCGCGTCGGTTTCGCGAATGAACGTGCAGGCGAATTTATGGCTCACGCCCGCAACCTCTCGATTTCGCGCGCCTCGCTTGCCTGCACCTTGACCGTTCCGAGGCTGCGGCCGAGCGTCGAGGCGATAGTCTTAATCGGGTGCCGCGTGAGCAGCGCCGCGTGCACCGTTGCCTCGCAGTTCGTGAGCGATTCGACTAGATCACTCATGCGCCTCCTTGTCGTTGGCGGGCAGCGCGGCAAGACAGCCGAGTTTATGGTGCTCGCGCTGCTTTGGTTGCGTCCAGTCACGCCCACACAGTCGGCACTCAATGTGAACGGTGTCGCAGTCAGCATATAGCTCTGTGCACCGTAGCGCGAAAGACCGCAACGCTTCCCGCAGCTTCGCTTCACTTGTTGCGGCTTTTGGGGTAGCAAGTTGTTCGCGCTGCCTTTGTGCCGCTGACAGGATTTCTTCCTTCATTGCTTCGACAGTCATAGTTCCTTCTGCGCATGGATCGACCATCGTTGCATACAACTCTTGAAGGAATTCACCTATGGCTCTATGTGCTGCTATGGCGTTGCTCGGCGCATCCTGTACGGGCTGCGCGGCTACTGAGGCGAGAGCGGCGTCGTATCGTTTGCGCAACTCCGTGCGCCACCAAAATTTTGGGTTGCCCTTGATCGAGACTGTTTCTGGCCAAATCGGAAAGTCGTCGCCTTCTCCTAGCGCCCATTCAATCACGCCCCGCAACGCCCTCACAGCATCGCTTCGGGCGGCTTGGGGAGCGGCGCGAACACATCGACCCTCAATTTCGCATTGCGTAGCGTCCATGCAATCCACCCGCAACTTGCATTCGCCGGGCGGACACACCTTCTGCTGCCGTTCGTCGGGAGAGGGCGGCACCACCTTACTCATATCACTCATTCGGCTTCCCCTTCGATTGAGCAGCGAGGGCGGCGTCAGCCAAGTTGTCGCACAGCATCAATAGCTGTGGCCCTGTCAATGATGTGTTCGCCAGAATAATTCCGGCCTTGATTGCGGCTTCACCTATGCCCACCGCAAGAGCATTCCGTTCGACTTCGCTTCGATCCAGGCGAGCAAGGAGGGCGCGCACATCTGAGAGCAAGACCACCGTTCCGCTATTCTTGAGGTAGCCACGGAGGTAGTACAGCGCTTCATCCGTCATTGGGCTTGTCATGGCCGAATAGCCTCGGAAGGCGAAACCCCACGATTAAGGCGGCTCACAATGGTATTGCTGGAAATGCCAGTGATGCGCGCCCACTCGGCGAGAATCATTCGCCGCCCGTCAATCTCGACTACACGGTTGTTGCGTTTGTTTCTGTTCTGTTCCGCCCGTGTGGCCCATTTCCAGTTATCCGGCCCATAGTCGCCATCGTTGTTGATCCTTTCCAGCGTCATCCCATGGGGCCGCTCACCTACATCAGCCAGAAAGTCGTCGAACGAATGCCATCTATCGCAGACGCGAATGCCACGCCCGCCGTAGTTCATAAAATAGCGGTCGGTTGTGCAGTAGCAGCGGCCATTCATCTTGCACCAGACGGTGTACAACGGATGCTTTTTGCGCGACGCTGCGCCGCCCCTGTACTTAGGACTGGCTCTCCGGGCCATCCCACATGCGTCGCTACAACAATAGTTCTTATGAGCGCCAGATTGCGGCATGTGAAACCATCGTCCGCATTGATCGCACTGTTTTGCTATACGACCTCTTGGGACTGTAGCCGGCGGTCCCAGTAGCACTTCCTTCCACTTCATGCGCCGCGCGGTCTGTCCGTCATCCTTCGTCGTCATGTCGTGGATATTCACTTAACAAGCTCCGCGCGCCGCGCTGTGTAGACCGTGCGCACGCGCTCGCGATCGTCGCCGGGAAGCGCGTTGATAACCGACGCGTCTGCGTCGAGGACGTCGACGTCGGTTCGCGATTTCATGGTCGCGATTATCTTGTCGGCGTCGAGGTTGGGAGCGCCGCTCTTGTCGGTCGCGGGCCTCGCACCCGCGTCGCCGGCTTGTGTACCGGAGCCTTCCCCCTTGCCACCGTCGCCGCCTTCGGCGTCGCCGGTCGTCGTGTTGTTGCCGCCCGTGTTGCCGTCGCCGCCCATGCCGTCGAGCAACCCGAGCTCAAACGGTTGCGTCGCCGTGCCCTCGATCGTCAAACCTTGCGAGGCGCGGCCGGCGACGTTGTCGAGCATGACGGCGGCGAGCAAGTGCGGCGACTTCGGTAGATATTTGATGACCTGCAACAGCGCGATTTTGCGCGCGTACATTTCAAAATTCTCGTGCGCGTAGTGGCGCTTGCCGACTTTGTTGTACCGCTGCAAATGCGCGCGCGCTTTGGCAACATGCCAAACCTCGATGATCGGCCATTGCGAATTGTTCACGCGACCGACGGCGTACACGTAGCGAAGCTTTGCCTCGTCGTCAAACTCGGGGCCGGGTCTGTGCTTCACGAAAGGCGAGTCGCCTTGTGAAAAGTCGAAGTCGTCGCCACCGTAGACCGCGCCCGTCCAACATGCGGCGCGGCCGGCGCGCGAGACAAGGTCGACGAGCCCTTGCCATCCGGGTACAAACTGACATTCTTCGCCGTACGGGATCAGATACGCTTGGCCGCCGACGCCAATTTCTAGTCCTAGTTGCGACGCTTGAATGATCGCAGCGAGAATGCTCCGCGGTTCGCATTGCCCGATCTTCGGATTAAGGCGAATGCTCGTCAGCGCGAGGCGCAACATCCGGTCTGCGTTCAAGTGCGCCGGCAGCGCCCGCGCCATTTCCGGTTTTAGCGTGTTAAGCAGCGCCGGCAGCGAGCGCGGTGCATCGGGCGTGCGCTCGCGCGTTTCCTGTTGCTTGTCCATCGCGTTCTTAAGTCGATCGGTCATAGCGTCACCCCATCTTTTAGGCGTAGCGGCCGCACTGTGGTCTTGCGAACGCATGCCTTGTACGCGTCGGGAAACCTCGATTTGAGCGTGTCGGCGTCAATGCTCGTGTGCTGATGCGATTTGCACGTGGCAACAATCTCGCCGGCGATCGTGATAGCGGCGGCATCGCGGACGGATTCGCGAATCTCGACGGCGAGCCCTTCCTTCGCGTCGCCGAGCGACGTATATCGCTGCGCCATTGCGCGGTACGTGCGCAGGAACGCGACGAGCTCGTCGTCGGCCTCGACTGCCGTCCCGGCGTCGGTCGGCCACAACAGCGCGCAGTCGGCGAGCGTTTGCGGCGCCGGCGCGATGCGCGGTACGACGTGGTCGAGCCAAAACGAGCGGGCGCCGCGAATGAGCCTGTCGAGCAACGGCCCGTCCATGATGACCGGGTACAGCACGAGCTCGTCGGCGCCGAACAGCGCCGCGCAAATCGCGAGGCGCCGGCGGGTAACGCCGATTCCCCAAAGCACTTGCGCCGCGTAGTGGACGGGAACGTCGTCGGTGCCTTCCTCGCCCCATTCCTTCGACGCGAACGGGTGTACCGTCTTGATTTCGAGGTTGACGATTTCGTCATCGCGAAACATTGGCGTTCCGAGATATTCGACGAGCTTATCCTCGGGGAACAAATGTCGCACGGCCTCGAATGGAATCTCGGCGTCGACCTCGGCGGCAAAGTAGGGAATGTCCGGGTCGACGTAGCGGCGATTACGCACGAGCACGTCGAGGCCGTGCATTTGCGCGAGCAACGTCGCCACAAGCGGCTCGACGATGGTTCCGCGCGCAAGGCGCTTGCGAACGGCCTCGGGCGGTTCCGCGGCCGGCTCGTCGTCGATCTTGCGCGCCCATATCTCGACGGCGGTTTTCCACTTCGGCGGCTGCACGCCGACGATGCCGGCAATGTCGGAACCGCCAATCCATTTGCGGCGGTCGTACTCGTGGTCGTCAATCGTGCGCAAGTGCGCGAGCGCTGTGGGCGCGTTCATTACGAGCCTTTCTTCGCGGCCTTCGCCGCGTTGCGTTCCATTTGCCGGCGCCGGCGCTCGGCCTCGCGCGTGCCAGCGTGAGCTCTCTTGACGACAACGACGGGCGAGCGCGGCCGCGCGCCCCGGCTACGCATGAGCGCGCCGAGGAAAGCGGCCTGCGCCAATTGCAGGCCGACCCCGTCGGGTTTCTTGTCGTCGGTCACTTCTTTTTCGATTTGTCGGAGTCGCCGAATTGCAACGGCTCTTGATTTGGCTCGTCGGTCGCCGATTCCATACGGACGCCCTTCGTCATCAGATCGGCGACGGTACGGCCGCTCGCTGGCGTAGCGACGAAGCGAGCGCTGCAATGCCGCACTGCGCGCGAAGCGTTGGGGGCGTCGACGAGACGCGGAAGCTTGTCGGGGTGTTCGGTATCGACGATCAGGTACGGGCGGGATTCCATGCGGTCACATTCCTTTTGTGGCGGCCACGGGTGCGGCCTTGTTGAATTCGCGGCGGATGCGCGCGAAAGTTTTCCTCAGATCGGTTTCGGCGCTGGGTACGTAGCGAAAGGCGTCGTCGAGAATGTCGGGCACGCCGAGCCTTGCGCGGGCGTACGCGCGCACGTGGGCGCTATGCAGATGCGCGCTCACTTGGCGAGCTCCGCGATCAACGCATCAGCGCAGCGAACGGCCGTCGCGGCGTCGAACATCTCGCCGTCGCCGGCGAGTATTCCCTGCATTGCCGCGATGGCGGCGCACTGGCGCACGCTCATTCCTGCCGCGACGTGGGATTGATGCTCGATAGGGAACGCCGGCGCGGTCGCGAGCGCGGCCGCGGCAACCTTTTGCCTCTGTGTCGTCATGGCGCTACCTCGTCGCACTGAAATTGATAGATAGGCTCTGGCGGTTTCATGCCGACGACGACGGCCCGGCACGACTCAGCGTCGGCGTCGAGCGAGCACGACAAACGAAAATCGGCGCCGAAGTGGAAATCGCGCTGCCGGAACTGGGGCCAATCTTTTGTGGCCGTGCATTCGAGCGCCGCCGGCGTCCAGCCCTCGACGAACTCGATCATCGGCGTCGCATCGCGAAAGTCGCGCACGCCGAGCGAGACTTCGACATAGATGCCGCTCGCGCCCTCCCACACGCATACGCTGATGCGGACGCGCGGCACGTGCGGCTTGAACCTCTCGGCGAACGCGCGCGCCATGCGCTCTACCTCGCGCAATTGCTGCAAGCGCTTCACCCGCGCGTCGCTGTCGCGAAACTCCGTGTCTATCGCCGCCTCGATTGATGCGTTAAACATGGCCGGCCTTTCGTGCTTTGCGCGCCGCGAGCTTCGCGGCCTTCACGGCGGCAACGTGTTGCTTGACCGCGAGCGAGTAGCAGGCGCCGGCCGTCGTTTCGTAAACCTTGCGCGTGCCGTGTTCGCGAAACCCGAGCAGCGAGCCCGGACCGACGATGACGACGATTGCGCGCCGGCGGCCGCTAACGTCGGACGACAGGCGCACCGTGCGCTTGTGCGTTGGCGTCATAGCGAACCCCGCTCGGGGTCGTTGTAGTCGAGCACGTCCGTCGCATAGTCGCGAGGGTTGCGGGTGCTCATAAATCGCTGCTCCGCACGCCGTGCGGCGTGCGCCGTCGTGTACTTGTGAGCGCGCGGGCCGTCGGTCAGCTTGTAACCGCCGCTGTTGCGGCCGGCGGTGCGGAGGTATGTCTCGTTGCCGTCGAGCTGCACGACGCGGACGACGAAGGCGGCGGGGGCGCTCATGATTGAGCCTCGCATTCGATCGCGTCGCGCATGCGGTCGAGCGTGTCCGCCCATGCCGGCGCGGCGTAGGCTTCGAGCGCGCGCACGTCGGGGTCAGCCGCGTAAAGCACTGAAAGGCGCTCGATCTCGTCGCCGAGCGCTTGTTGCAAGTTCACGTCGTGGCGGTTGGCGTCGGCTAGGATCGCCGCGCGCGACAACTGGTATAGATCGGCTACGCGATCCGCCAGCCAATTCGTCGCGCGCTCGTCGACCCTACGAAACCCGGCGTCTGCGTTCTGCGTTACCTGCTCGTCGTAGTACGCGCGGTCGCGCTTGCCGAGCGCGTCGACTGATTGCGTGCCGAGACGCATTGCTGAGTGCTGTTGCTGAGACATGGACGTTTTCCTTTCGGGGTGTGGTTTGCGACACCCCGATAGTGCTCGAAAACGTACACCCCATGCAATAGGGCAATGCTCGGAAACGAGCACTTTCCGACGAACGGTATCCGCGCCCGGGTCAGAACTGGGCGCGGCGGACTAGGGAATCGCGGGGATTAGCGGGTGCGTGGGCGCCGGGCGAAGCGCATCAGTCGTCGCAGGTAGGCGGGGAGCTCGGGACACGGCCGGGGGCCCGCTGCTCGCGCTCGCCGTCGGATTGCGCCTGCCGCGGGCGGCGTTTGACTATTACAACATTCTCACGGGCGCGCCTTTTGGCGCGCTCGATTGCGACGAGCATGAGAATCAACGGGCTTGCTTGGCGCTTGGGGGGCACGAGCGTCCTTTACCTTGACGACGGTGCGCGCCGTTGAGTGCGCGCCCCGCACTAACCCCCTAACTATGTCGCCCCGGTTGGCGAACCACGCGGGGTCGAATTCTTCAACTAGCAACGCCCATGCCGGAATCCCGTATGCGCCCGCGATCATCTCAAGCGTATCAATCGCGACCGCCCGCTCGGCCTTCTCCATAGCCTGAACCGTTCGGCGGGCGACGCCGGCGGCGAGCGCCAATCCTTTCTTGCTGGCGAGCTCCGGGTGCCCGTGGTCGCCGGCGTGCGCCATGCACCGGCGCAAGTTCGCTTGCGCTATTTCCTTGATTCCCATGAGGGCGAGAGTAGCGGCGCCGCCGTTCGTCGGAAAGTGCTCGTTTGTGGCACACACCGGCGTTAGTATCAGTGCTTCTTTTCGAGCACTCCCCCGAAAGTGGAACTCACCGAAATCCAGCGGCGCCTGCAACGCCTGTCGCACGGCCAGCTTCGCGCGATGCAGCGCGAGACCGGCGTTCCATACCCGACGATTCGCCGCATTAAAGACGGCGTAACGCTCAATCCACGCCTCAACACCGTCGCGCCAATCTTCGTTTGGCTCACCCGCAACGATCAACCGCGGCGGCGCACCCGCGGCAAGGGGTAGCACGTGGCAGCGGAGCTCGTCGACTTGCGCGCAAAGATCACGGCCGAGGCCGACTGCGCGCTCACTGCCCGCGCCAACGCGACCGATGTCGATAAGTCCGAGCTCGTCCGAATGGTCTTGCACGAGTGGGCTCTTCGGGAGATTCACGGCGCGACTGTGCTGCAAAACCTGTTGCGCGCAAAGGGAATTGCGGCGGCATCGAAGGGAATTGTGCGCGGGGCCGGGAGCGGGGATGCGTGACCGGCGCCATTCCGATCGTGGCAGCGGGTGCGGGTTGCTCGCCATCGTTTTCTTTTTCTGGCTCGTCGTCGTGGCCGCTGTCGTGATCGTCACCACATGAACGCGTCCGACATCCCCGACGCCGAGCTCGTCGAACGCATCGCTCGGCTAGAGCGCGAGCTCTACCCGCTGAAAGCAGAGCGCGAGCGGCGCCGGCTGCGCAAGACGCGCCCCGTCGACGTGCCTGTGTTTGTTGGTCTGACGCCGCGGCGCTTCGCTCGTCTGGCGGCGCCGTCGAGCGTGCGCGACCTGCCGCCCGACCCCTTCGAGGCGATGCTGTTCGGGAGCGTCAAGTGAGCGGCGGCCGCATCGCCGGGCGGCGTTGGACCCAGGCCGAGCTCGACGCGCAAATGGCGGCAAAGCACGGCGCCGTGCGCAAGTCGCCGTGCAACGACGCGGCGGCGAATCATCAGACATTCAAGGACCGCGAGGCGCGCAAGGCCGCCGCGCCGGCGCCCGTGTACGCGCTAGTCGGCATGTTTCGCGCTGCCGGGCTTCCCGAGCCCGTGCCCGAGTACGAATTTCACCACGCGCGCAAATGGCGCTTCGATTATGCGCTGCCGCTTATCAAGGTCGCGATTGAGATCGAAGGCGGCATTTGGCGCGAAGGCGGGGGCGCGCACTCGCACCCGCTCAACATTCAACGCGACATAGAGAAGTACAACGAGGCGGCTGTACTTGGTTGGCGCGTGCTGCGTGTCGTGCCCGAGCAATTCGAGGCCGCAATCGTGCTCGTGCAACGACTGATGCGCGAATGAGCGTCGAGCCATTGACCGTTATCGCGCTCGTGCTCTGCTTTTTCGGGCTCGGCGTCGTCGTCGGCGCGCAAGTCGAGCGCTACCTGTCGGGGCGCGCATGAGCCCGTGCGAATACTGCGGCGGGTTCGACGTCGAGCACGATCGCGCGCGCTGCCTGTCGTGCGGAGCTCCGCGGCTGCGCGCCCCGTACGTGTTCGGATGGAACGACCCGCGCAAAAGCGACATATACGCGTCGCTCGCGTTGTTTGGGTACGCGCTCGTGCGCTATGAATTGGCGACGTCGGCCCGCTATGACTGATGACACGCGCCGAATCCCCGAGCGCGAGTGCGTGTACCTCGTGCATCGCGCCGAGTATCCAGAATTCCGCGCCGGCGCGTGCCGGGTGCGTCACGACGGTTTCGAGTTCTGCCCGCAACCCCAATTGCCTTGCATGTGCTCGTCGCTGCGCTTGCGCGATGGCACGAGCGGCGCCGATCTATGGCCCGCGCTCGATCGAAAACCCGAGGAGGAAAAATGTCTCACCGGAAAGGCCGCCGCCGCACGCGTCAGCGCGTACGGCGCGGCGAAATAACGTGTCGCTGCGGCTCGTATTCATTCCCCCACAGATTCACCGGCGGCGCGTGCTCGTGCGAAAAATGGGTCGGCCGCTTTTTCGACGCGCATCGGCGCGAGTGTCGCGACTGCATCAACCGCAACGGCGTCGAATGTGAAGTAGTCGACGGCCGCGAAGCCGCATTCCATTGCCCCGAGCTCCGCGACCATGTCCGCTATGAGTCGATAGTGCTGTACGGCCGTGCACGCGAGGTAGCTGACCGCGCGACCAGGGGCGAGTACACGCGCGAATTATTGCGCCAGCGAGGGCGCGCATGAACGCGCAACAGATTGCGGCCGCGCTCACCAGCGTAGGCGGCCCGTTCCCGTTTCAGCGTTACGTGTGCGTGCCCAATGTGTCGTGGGGTTTGGTGGGCTTGCCCGGGGAAGCGGATTTGCTTGCGCTCGCACCCTCTGGCTATTTGTACGAGGTAGAAATAAAGACGTCGATCGCCGACTACAAACGCGAGGCGGCGAAGGCGAAGCACAGACAGCAGCACATTGCCCCGCGTCCGTCGATTGTGCGCGGCTTTTATTTTGCGCTGCCGCTGTCGATCGCCGGTAAGGCAATGGCGCTAGATGTTGTACCGGGAGCAGGGTATTTCGCTATCAGCGATGACGAGTACGGCTTTCATTGCGACAACGTTCGCTCGGCTAGCCTACGCAGGGCGCGCAAGCTAACCATACCAGAGCGCGCGCAATTGATGCGCCTCGGCGTCATGCGCTATTGGTCGCGGGCTACGTACCAGTCGCCCGCGCAAGGCAACGCCCATGCCTAGCCGCCTCATTCGCGAGGGCATGCTCACAAGCGAGCGCGTCGAAATGGCGGCGTCAATAGCGGAGGCTCGCCGCGATGATTGATCCGTCGACGCCGATGCCGCGCCTCGTCAACACCGCCAAGTTGCGGGAGCCACCTTACCCGCCCGAAACGCGCGCCGCCGGGTGGCACTTCCAACTCGACACGACGCGCGTGCGGCAGTCCGAAACATGGACCCGCGCACGCCCCGAAGTGCGTCCGTGGCTGCTCATGCTGTGGGTCATCGCGTGGGAGCAATCGCCGTGCGGAACATTGCCCGCCGACGAGGAATTGGTGCAGGCGATGCTCGGAATCGATGCTGCGCTGTACGTCGCGCATCGCGCGATTTTGCTGCGCGGATGGGAGCGCCACAGCGACGGGCGCATGTACCACAACGTATTGACGGAGCACGTACTTTTAATGATCGAAGGTAGGAAGAAAGATCGCGTTCGACAAGCGAAATGGAGGGAACGAATTAACGCTGTCACGCGTGACAGTAACGCGTTAGTCACGCGTGAGTCACACGTTAGTCACGCCACTGGTTCTGGTTCTGGTTCTGGTTCTGGTTCTGGTTCTGTAGAAGAAACTTCAAAAACATCCGCGCTGCCTTCGGCATCGCCATCGAACGAAGGCACGAAAACAGAAAAACCCAAGGTCAAGGGCTC